ATATTATCATTCTTTTTTCTATTTTCTAATAAAGCCTTTTTAATTATTTTTATATAATCTTGTTTAATACTTTTCATAAATAATTAGTTATTACTTCATAACTATTTATGTTTTTAATCTTTCAAAATTTAATGTAAAAATTTGCGGAAGATTTTCATGACATACATCATATATTTTTTCCATAACACTTCTAATATCAGGATGAGCTGCCTTAGATAATCTTAATTTTAATATATGTAATAATTCTCTAAAATTTGTTTTCATTACTATCTCTGTTTTGAGACTATTTGGGAGAACAGCTCTTGCTTGCTGCGGTGTGCACTGTTCATCTAACAATTTCAAATAAGCAGCTTCAGCTTTTTCCATTGCATATTTCCAATTATTTTCAGCAGCACTTCCTTCATAACCTAACACTTCAGATGGCTTAATTACAGTTATCTCATTATTGAACTTATCTTTGCCATAATTGCAATAGCGAGTTGATTCTTGCGCATAAGATGCAAGACGGTGTCTCACAAGTTCATGAGTGACACCTCTGTCAGTTATTATCTTGCAAATAAAATTACCAAACTCAATCATAGCTCCATGCTCTTTTTCTTTGAGCATTTTAACCATCTTTTCCCAACTGTTATGTGTTATCTTATCTTCTGACTTGTAACAAGTTCGTGCTGCTAATTCAATTAGCCTCGCTTCTTTTATCCACTCTTCACTTGTTCGAGGGTAAATCATTTCAATTGAATTTTCAATTATCTTCATCGTTTCTCCTACAGATTCATCTTAAATATTCTACCACCAGGTTGTGGTCCTCTTTGTTGTTGCTGTTGTTGCATTCTTTCCATTCTCATTCTATCTTCTTGAGTCAAACTAACCCCAGCGGGACAACCACATTTGGTACATGCGTTTGGTGGCCCATTAGCCGAGGGATTTGCAATCATTAAAGTTTGGCACTCATCACATCTATATACTGATAATGCTATTTGTCTAGTTATCATAATTTTCAAAATTGAGGGCTACTTTTGGTTTCATAGCCCTCGTACTCCTTTTTCATAGAGCACCGATGCGACAATTTATAGAGCGATGGCACCTACCGCTTATACTCTCTACGCTTTTGACAGACTATAGAGAGTCAAAATCTACAACCTTTTAGCTTTAAACCTCTAGTTGTCAAGAGGTTGTTTTGCTTTTAATTCATTCAATAAGTTCGTTATACCATTATGATAGATAGCAACAATTTCTTCGTAAGTTTTTAAGTCATCATCATATTCTTCTTTTGCAATAAACTCTTCCACACTGTCCATTAAATTGTTTAATCTTTCAATAATTACTCTTTTAGTCATTTTAGCAATCTCTTGTACCAGTTATAATCTCAATTGCAGGTGGATCATAACCAGTTATTTCCATTACCTTTTGAAGTGCTTCTGAACAACCAATGTCTTGTAGTAGATCCGTATGGGTGAACTCTAAAAAGTCATCTCCTTCAGTAATGCATTCCCCCACGACATATAGATTATTTTCATAATCTTCCCAAACCCATATCTCATCATGAATCTTTTCTAAGAGTTCATAAAAATCAAAATCTTCATCATCAAATTCAATATTATTGTCTTTCGCATATTTCTTGAATTTGTCTAAATCATCACCTTTTCCAATTCTAAATCCTGCAACTACAAATGATGAAGTTGAACTATTGCTGACAAATCCATGTCTGATTTTCATTATATACTCCTAAGTGTTAACTATTTTTGCTAAAATTATATCAGCAATTTTATTTGATATTTTAATTGCTAATCCATTTGTATCATTTACATCTGCTGAAGAATATTGAAGTTTAAAAGTTGGTTCATTCATTAAAATGTTTTCCAAAAACTTAAAATGTAAAGTTGGAATCATAAACTCGAAATCTTCAGTTGTGTCAGTTGCCGTTTTAATATCTACTGAAAGTGTATTAAACATTTCAGTTGACATATTGTCATAATGAAGTTTTAATTCTTTCTTATTTGCAAAATCAGTTGGTGTGTTAACTTTTATTTGTCCATATCTCCAAGTTCCAGACTCAAAAATATTGTCAAATTTCCCAATAGCTTCATAAAACTTTTCACTATCTATTTCTAATTCTAAAATCTTATTTGCATCTGGAACTATATCTTTTAATTCGTCATCAGTTGGATAACTCCAATTAAATGATTTTGGTGCGAATATGATTTTAATTCCATATTTGTCAATATCAAAATAATAGTACTTTTTATCAGAAGAAATCTTAAATGTATCAACATGACGGAAAAGTGGCATTATATCTCTGTCAATTAAGATTTCATTTTCTGAAGATATCTGTTTAGTTGATTTATAGTTTATGATACAAAGAATATCAGCTGTTTTGATACTGTTTTTATTAAGAAGAATTTCGTGATTAGTATCTTGAAACTTAGTTAAATTACCAAGTTCAACCATTACATCTTTTAAAGTTAAATCAACTTCAATTGGATTTTCAAACTCTGGTTGGCCCAAAACATCAGACACATAATCAGTCAATTCTTTAATAGCAACATCATTTATATCTGAAGTTATTATTGCTTGATTTATAGTTGCATCTTTCGCATCACCATTTATTTTAAGTTTATCATTATTTAATTGAACTTTGATAACATCACTTTTAATCTTTTCGAGATAATTTATGAATTGCGTTAGTTGCATTTCAAATACATTCTTTCCAATTTTTCCAGTTTTAATATCAAAAGATGATTCAACATGGGAAGTTGTTGATGTACCATAAATGTTGAGCTTATCTTTATTTACGATAAAAATCTGTTTTCCACTAATTGGTGAAAAACCCTCGACCTTCTTTATATAATCAGATAACATTTTTAATCTGGATATTTGGTCTTTGTTGATTTCAAAATCAGTCATATTTTATACCTCTAGTTTTTAGATTAACTAAGTGTTGCTAAAACAGCTCCAAGACTGTCTATTGGACATACGTCCCGTTTTCCATTTTGGTTTATATCAATCGTTTCTAAGATTACAGTGTCAGGAGTTTCTCTATAATCATATTCAATGAGAATAGCATTTGAACCAATAGCCCCTCTAACTTTAGAAAAGCCCTCCTCTGGAAAATCTGTAGCTTCGCTAAGCGCAAAACTATCAGGTAATGCATTTGCTAATTTTAGTCTTAATTCTTCTGGCATCTTTATTCCTTATTGTTGTTATATTAACTTCTACTAATTATTATGAATAACATATATAAGGGGATTCCCGCAGTAAATCTAAATTCAGATGGCACTATTGATGTTGGCTATGAAATCTACGCAAGAAGAATGAAAGAAGCCTATAATGAACATGTCATTGATAATATGAACATATACGACCATAACTATCATCAATATTATAAGCATCACGAAAAACCTGGAGTTACAAGCTCTCCTGGTGCTATTCCAACTACTAGAAGTTCAACTGAGGTTGATGGTGACTAGTAGATATGATTTGATGCAAGAATCTCTCGTTCTTGATGAAGACGGACAAAAATGGCCTGACCCATTACTTGACTTTAATACAGGCTCAATGTCTAAAATTCCAACTGAATATCAAATTACTAATAGAGATTTGCAGCGTTTCTGGGTTTGTATGTATGAACAATATGGAATGACTGAATTAGATGATATGTGGCTTAACATAAATGGAATCAAATATCTAATGGATCTCAAACCTGGAGATATCCTATATAAAGTCTCTCAAAATGAATTAACAAGTTTCTTATCTAATAAGCAAATTGGATATGAAGACGATTAATTTGGATTAGATTTTAATTTCCAATTTCATCTAATATGTGCTTGAACTCTTTTTCTAAATGCTGTTCCATATAACGATAATATCTCAATGAAGGTGTTTTAGTTCTTGAAGAAACACCACTTCCATTTCCTGCGCCATATCCAGTTTCAGTTTGAAGATACCATTGCTGTTTCTGTGAAACTCCATGTCCTTGGTCATAACCACCAGTGTAATAAGCCCAATTATTTATGACTCTTTTTCCACCAGGACCTTCAAATACTAAATCAAAGCCATGGCCTGGTCTTTCGTCTTTATTTCGTCGGCAGTATGCTTTAACACCACGGGCTAATTTAACGCCATCATTTTTAACAGCATCTGGATTTGGTGGGTGCCTCATACATTTTGGCATCCCGGCTTCATTTAATTTGTAAATATCTTCAAAGGATTTTATTCTCATTTTCTAGTCCTAAATTTTCCTAATGATGTTGTTTCTAATATTTCACATTGAACACTATCCATTCTTTTTCCATATATGCTAACAATATCACCAACTTGAGCTCTTGCAATTTTTGACATTATTTCTTTAGTGGATTCTTGAAAACCTTCATAATCGTCATCATCACCAAAAAGGTCACCCTCTTTAATGAGATTAGCAAAATCTAAAATGTTACCAGTAAACTCATAATCATCATCACCTAATTCTATCCAGTCGCCTTCACGATACATTAAACTTGGTGGTAATAAACAATTTGGGTCCATAACTCTAATTCTTGCTTCAACATCTCTCATTCTTTGAGGTTTAGATTCTCTTAATGATTTCTGATAAACTTTTTCAAAGTCCATAGATTCTCCTAAATAGTCTTCACCAAACATTTCTCTACCTTTTGATACACCAGCTTTGAGATACTGTAAAACTCCAATAAGCTTCATTATATCATCATCAGATAAATCTGGGTCATCTAAAGCATTTTCAATTACATCAAGAGCATCATTTGAATCTTTTGCTAATTTGATATACTCTTCTACTGATTTCATTATTTGTTAGCCTTATAGTCATCACATCTACATGGGTCATGTCCACAATCTTCACAATCTTTTCCAGTTGGCTTTTTAGCTTTTTTCTCTTTTTTGCCAGCTTTGTAATATTCTTCATATTCCTTACATCTACAAGGACTGTGTCCACAATTATCACATTCTTTACTTTCAGTAAGAGGTGCAGTTGCTACTTGATTGGCTGCCTGATTTGCAACTTTCGCTGCTTTTTTAGCTTCCTTAGCAGCTTCTTTTGCATTTTTTTCTGCAATTAAAGCAAATAATTTATCGCATGCTTCTTGCCTAGCAACTGGGTCTTTAATTAAACAGAATTGATGAGCTATTCCTTCGTAATCAATATTCTTACGAGGACCGCCTTCTCTTAAACTATCATTATATATCTCATTAAAGTTTATGCTTTCATTATATTTTTGCTCATTATCAAAATTAGCTGCATATGTACATTTAATATTTGCACCTGGTCTACCACCAATGTATCTTAAAGCTTTTTGTATTTTGTCTTTATTATCTGGGTCTTTTATGTTGCCTGCAAATTCTGGGCCTCTTGTGCTTCCATCAACAAAAACTTGGAAAGTGTTTGCTCGCTTAACAGATGCCTTTTTCGGTATAATGTCTTCTTTTAATTGATTTTGATTTATGATTTTTTCTAAGAGTTTATCTTGTTTTTCAGTAAGTTTACCAACAATTTTTGCGCTGTCTTCACCCTCGCCTGTTGCCTTTGCAAGAAGTCCCAATGCTTTTGAAACTGATGCATCATCAACTGGACTAAATGGTGCTGTTAAGTCTCTACCACCAGCCTTTGCTTTGAAAATTCCAAATTCATGAAGTTGTCTCTCACCTAATGGAGTTAAACCTTCTTCAGCAGCAGCTGCATCCATTTCTGACCAGTCTTCTTCGTCATCATCGTAATATTCAAATTCGGCTTCGTCATCTTCATCATCCCATTCAAAATCACCATCATGACCACCAGTTGCAAAATACTCTTCTTCGTCTTCATCAGTTGGGTAATCTCCACCCATTTCATCGAAGTCATCATCGTCATCAAATGGGCCAATTCCTACACCATTCTGTCTATCATCGTAAATTTCTGGATATAAGTCAGCATCAGATTCTTCATCATCTTCGTCATCACCATAACCACGATAAGACTGCTCACTCTCATAAGCTGCTCTTTGGTCTGGGTTCATCCATCCTATATCGCTTGCGTCATAAGACATTTCATCATCATCTTCAAATAATTCAGGTGCATCAAATTCTTTTGCTGCGGAAGGAACGTCATAAGTTTCTAACTCATCTTCGAAGGTCATATCGTCAAGGGCAGGATCCCAATCTTCTTTTAAAGGTTTCATCATATTATTTAGTTATGATTGTTGTTTTTCTTTCTTTAATATGTCAAGCTGCTCTTTTGTCATTATTTTGTTAGATCTAGCAAATCTAACACCCGCTTTATATGTAGTTGGGCAATAATCAGGATGTCCGGCAAATGAGCACCAATTACAATGATATGCCATACTTGCATTTTGTTCTAAATCTAAATTGTCCCAGTCCTCATTTTCGGATGCTTTAATTAATGAAGTGTATTCACTAATCATATCTTTAACTTGATCTTCAGTAAAAATTAGCTGCTTAAAAGTTTTGAGCATAAACTTTCTAGTTGATTCAATATCATCAACATCTTCATCTTTTAATCCAGCCATTGGAAAAAATGCATAAGTTTTAATTTTATCATATTTAGTTTTGAGCTTATTTTTAATCATATAAGCATACAACATTAATTGATTTTCATAACCATTTATTTTAGCAGTACTACCAGTTTTAAAGTCGATAATTACAGCTTCTTTTGTGACTTCATTAATCAATAATAAGTCCATTGCCCCAACTACTGATTTCTTATTTATTGCACTATATTCCCAAGACTCTTTAGTTACAGTAAAACCTTGCTCTTCGTATGGTTTAATTATTTCATTCCAAAACAAATAAAACCTGGGAATTGCTTTAATGACTGGATATTTTTCTTGATCAAAATCATATCCTTCTAATATTGTTGCTGCATGATTTTTTAAGTCTTCTAAAGTTTTAGTTGAATCCATAAATTCAGCAATTTGGTGGAATGCTAAACCTTTTTCTTGAACATCAATATCTTTGCCAATTACTACCAATTGCCAAATGTAAGTTAACAGATACTTTGTTCTACAACTGTTGTAAGCTCCAAACCTAGATGCACTCCACCTGGGATTCTGTTTTTCAGATTTTAACATAAAATTCCTTAAGAGGGATAAGTTTCCTCATGATAATCAAATTTGTCTTCGGATATATTAACTTTAGTTTTGGCGTTTATTTCATCCCTAATTTGCTTCTTAAAGTCACCCATAGTTTGGTCATCAGCACATTCTGATAGTGACTCACCAAAATAATAGCCGTCCCACATTTCACTTGGGCCATAATAAGACAAACCAATGGCTTCTACTTTTTCCCAAATTTCATCTTCATCATAATCTTCATCGTCTGGGTCAGAAACACAATCAATGCCAAAGTGTTTGATAACTTCTTCTTCTTCGAGATAAACACCATAAATTAAGAATGAAGAGCTGCTACTATTACTTACGAATCCATTTCTAATCTTCATGTTTCACTCTCCTGAAAACAATGACACATTTCATAATGCTCGCAAGTTTCTGCAAATCTGCGCAAATCACCACTAACATCTCCGCCATGAGGACAGAACGGAGTGTGTTCAACTCCTTCACAAGTTCCTTTACAATTTCCACATTCTTTCATTAGTTGTACTCCACTCTAATATGTGAGTCTGGGCTATAAAGCCAGTTTCTCAAAGTTTCAGCACTCTCAAAGATTTCCTTACCAAGATTTTCTGCTGAATTATGACCGAAGAAACTATCAACATAAACACACATTGGGTCCATATAAGCATATTGTGTGCTTCCGTTATCCCATCTAAAGTTGATCTTGACATCATCAAATTCTTCAAAATCTTCCAGTAAAGTTTCTTCTAACAATGAAGTGTAATGAAAGTTTGACATATCAGAACCCTCAGGTCCTTCCTTCATGTAACACAACATTGCAGCGGCATTCAATCTTTCTTCAAATGAGTTGTACTTTTCTTGAGTGCTATCAAATTCATAATTTCCGCCAAAAGTTTGGGGAATCATTAGCGTATCATTTCTCATATAAGCACGATGTATCACTGGCTGTTTCCATTCTTCTTTTCCAATTATGAGAAAAGAGCTTGATGATGAATTACTGACAAATCCATTTCTAATTTTCATTTTATTTCCTCTTATATAGATAGATTAACTATGGCGGGAAAGTTTCCCTTCCCGCTCAAGTTAAGTTATCTATTACCAGAGTTTGGTACGTTAACTATACCACCCGCTGCTGTAAGCGGCAGATATTCAGTAACACGACGGCCATCCCAACGCTCTGCTTCAGTTTGCGCAATAGTTAAATTACGCAACTGGATTTCAACATTCAAGTTCTGTGCAATAAGTCTGTTGGCTTCGTTACGAGCCTGAGCTGCAACTCTAACTGCTTCTGCATCAAGTTCTGCTGCTGCAAGTCTACCACGAGCTTCCGCTTCAACTGCTTGTGCCTGAGCTTCAGCACGGATTCTAGCCTGTTGTGCTTCCTGTTCAATCATTCTCAATTCTGCTTCTGCTCTCTGAGCTGACTGCTGCATTTCAACAGTTCGCTGTATCATCTGGTCATATCCTTCTGACCAATCCCAGTTGTTCAACTGCAACTGAGTTATTTCAACAGGTATGCGAGCATTAATTAGCTGCCTCTGTGCTTGTTCTCTTGCCTCTGCTGATATTTTTTCCTGCTCTGGGACAATGTTTGCAATATCATAACGGCCAACTACTTGGCGAATGGCTGAGTTTATTTCACGAGTTACTTGGTCAGTCAATCTTGATATACTACTAAAGTTTCTAGCAATATCTAAGATTCTCGTTTCATCATAACGCCATGCATAAAATCCGCCAATACCAATCGTCTGTCTGTCTCTTGAAAGAGCACCATCATCACCAACTGGTATGCGAACATTGACAGTTGTCGGTGTCAAGTCGTAAGTTTCAATCGTCTGAGCAATTGGAACTCTAAACTTCAGACCTGGTTCAAGCACCACTTCCTGTACTTCACCAAACGTTTTAAGAACACCGCGCTCAGTTGCGCCAATAGTTCTCAATGGCCATGCAACAATTAGGAAGATAATTGCAGCCACAATTCCAACAGTCAACTTGACAATATTGCCAACGTTAACTTCCGTCTCCGTGTACTCACCAGACCTACCTTGGCGAGTTACTTCTTTTGTGAAAAAGCTTTTCTTTTCACTCATTCTTCGTTCTCCTTGAGAAATAGTTTGTTATATTCATTTTCAGTGAATAACTCAGATTCTTTGAGTTTAGCAGTTCGCCATTCTTCTTCACGACGACTTAATTCTGCTTTCTCTTCGTCAATAATAGCCCGTTTGATCATATCATCTAAAGTGAATGACTGTCCACCATAATGGCCGCCCATCATAGTTTGCATAATCGCATTAAAGTTTTCTAAAGTTGCTTTATTCTCGGGCATATCTTTTCAAATTCCTTTTCAGAAAATAGTTCAACCTCATTCTGTTTTTCTTCAAACATATCACCATGCTTTTCTAGCATAGTTCCAACCCACTCTTCAAATGATGGCGGTTTTGGTTTTGGCACTTCAACTGAACCTTTGTAATATCTGTCAAGTTTATTCTCGAACAGTTTGTGTAGCCAATCTTGTGCCATTTAATTCCAACCATTCATCATCAGAAAATAAAAGTTCCTCTCTTCTTTCTTCTTTTCTTTTAGCATCATATCTCCTGGCAGCCTCAAAAAGAGCCTGCCATTCAGGAGTTGTTTTGTCAATTTCAAACATCAGTCGCCATTTTTTATGCACTTAAACACTGGGAAGCGAAGAGACTTAACACCAGCTGCATTTTGACTTTCCTCGAAATAAACTATTTCAGCAACTCTTCCTTTGAGATTGTTTCTGTTTTTCCAGAACTCATCTCTCTGTGCATCTGAAAAGCCGCTTCCGCATTTTACGATATTCCCTTTGTAACCAAGTTCAAAAGCTCCGAGGCGACCTTTGTGTCTGCCACGACCTTCTTGAAAACCAAGGATTTGCAAATCAATATCAAAAAAGCTCTTCACTTTTGCACAAGCTATAGTGCGGTCCCATTCATAAAAACCATCCATGTCTTTTACGATGACGCCTTCCTTTTCGTTTTCCTTTGCCCACTCGAGGCCTTTTTCAATTTGACCAACATCATCACCGATGTAAAGACAAGGAAGGGGAAACAAGTAATCATATTTTGCAACACCGGGACTTGAAGTTAAAGTTGCCTGGTATGCAGAATAACGCTCGCTGTATGTCATTGTGCATTTGCGATTTTCCCACTGCTTGAGCGGCATGTAATCATAAACGGCGAGACATACTTCCTTCGAACCACCTTTGCGAGTTGAATTGGAAACAAGTTTGTACTGCTGTTTGGAATCCATCTCCATAAAACCCACCGGCATCCTTTCACCATCGAGCACAACATCTTGACCTTTATAAGCCTCAAGCACATCCTGTTCGATAAGCGGGAAGTTTCCAGTTTGGTCTTTTCCAGAGCGGGACAACACAGTAATTTTGTTTCCCTTTTTGAATATCGTCATTCGGAATCCGTCAAGCTTAACTTGATAACCGAACTTAGTTCCAACATAATAGTCGGGATTGGAAAAATAGTCAGCACAGAGCATCACTTCATGAATTGGAATAAAGTCATCACCAAAAACAGCGTTACAAGTTGTGCGGCCAATTCCCAGGCCCTTATCCCATGATTTTGAAGCAATGCGAAGAATTCCAATTTCAGTCTGTTCATCATATTGAGAAGCAAAGGCTTGGATAACTGCGGCATCAATATCACGCCCAGTGTTATTTTCATTGAGGTACTCTAACATATCAATGAGGCCCCAATCTGCCCAGTCAATTGAATCAATGGCAGCAAGCTTAATCTGCTTTTGGAGCTTTCGTTCTTTGAGACCAGTTACTATGAGATTATCAAAATACCATTGAAGAGTGTGAATGAAAGCGCCGTCATCCTTGTACTTTCTGAGGACATCTTTCTTCGCATTCGTTCCTTGTGTGTTCTGAATTTCATAGAACATATCAATAACTTTTGAAGTGTGCTTATTTCCCATTTTAATCTCCCTTTATAAATTAACTCCGTAGCATTTCTTAGCTACAGTTTTCGTTTTATTGTCAATGGGCCAAGTTTTAGCATCTTGGACCTTATCCATTGCATCATTCCAAGAGAGAGAATTACCCTCTTCTTTTGCAGCTCTGGTGAAATACCAAGCCAAATTGTTATCGGACATATATCCGCGTTGATTTAGAAAGACTGCAAGATTAGCCTGCAAAGCATCCTCCTCTGGGGTGTTCCGATTTGATGAATTCAACGAGGTCAGTATCATCATCACCACAATCAGAAAGCCTCATGTCAAGACGGGGAAATTGATCCAGATAACTGAAAATGAGCTCCTGAATGGCATGATTCCGTTCAGCCAAGCCAAGACCTAAATCACGACCATAGTTGTAGAAAAGATCCTTAAACTTGGGTTCATCAATACAATCGTGAGCCCAATGATACATATCAGTTGGAACCTTGAAGCCACAAAGACCAGAAGTGTTGCGTTCGCCATTCCGGAGATAACGGCGCCGATAAATGAAGTTACCAGAAGAGTATCCTACATCAATTATTCCGTTTGACCACATTTGTCCAGTCATTCTGGAAGTTGTGACATTCCGAAAGCCCCACTTCGTGCAGAAGTCCACAGCAGACATTGTAGTTGGTTCCCATTCTGATCTCATATTATCTCCCTTAATCTCGTTATAATGTTATATAAGATCGTTTAGAGAGCTGTTCAAAATCTTAGAATTGTCCAAAGTTAGTTAGAACTATGTTAGATATAAATATCTTGACCTATGAAAACTCTTTCATGTTTAAAGATAAATTTAGCTATGAAAGAAAAGCGGGTGGTCGAGCTAACTTTTCTAATAAGTTATTGTCTCGATCAAATTTTAAGTGTATGTATTTTCTGCTTGCTAAATAGTCTGCTAAATGTAACATTTGTTCATCGAATTCTTGTGGTGTGGGAGTATTACCTGATTTGTCTCTTGCTGCGTCCCATCTTCCCATGTGGCTTGCGCATAATCTTGCTTCTTCAGATAGACCAACTTCATCTAATTTGTCGGCTATATCTTTGGCATGATGTTTTGATGTATATTCACTTTCATCAGTTGCATATTTGTAAGCATCATGAGCAATTGCTGCAATTACGAGTGAGTCTTGATTTAGTTGTGGGAATGCATCACATATCGTCATTACGAATTTGACTACAGCTTTAGTGTGTCGTGATAGACCAAAATCTCCTTGTGAGTATTCTGGGTGGTATTTTCCAGTAGAAGAAGCTTGACCTGCAATATTTTTATATGCAGCTGTTCTCAAAACGTTCTCTAATTTTGCTCTTTTTTCTTTTGATTGAATTAAGTCTAATTCTTTCATGTAAATTTTAACATTTGGTGACTCAAGCATGAGTGCTTCTTCATAGATTCTCTGGAACGTTTTCATATTAGTTAGTAGACTTAACTAAATAATATGAACTTTTTAAATGAGCTCGTTTCACTATCTAGAGATGAAATGGTCGATGAATATAATAAGACTAATAGAGATCCCATAGAAAATGTTAAATTTGATAAAAGGGCAGCAAGTAGTTTTTCAGCCTCAAGAAAAGCTACTAGACATAAAATAACGGATAAACTCTTTCCAGATGGTTTTAATGAGTTTGATTTGCATAGTGCAGGAATTGCTATTCAAAGATTGATGAACACTGGGGAATTTGACCCAGATTACGATATAAAAGATGATATTGAAAAACTAACTGGCGCAGATAGAGACTTAATTAAAGCAGTTTTAGTCAAATCACAATATCATATTGATAAAGAAAACGTTAAGGGAAGTGTTGAACGAAATTATCCACATCTTGACATATCACAATTTGATGATATTTACGAAGTCTTTACTGATATAATTGGCCCAAACCATGGTGATACATCTTTATATGGAATTGAAGCCGAAATTGAATTGTTGACTTGCATTGCTTTAAGAAAGATGGGATATCATACATCAAATGTTTATGACAACTTTTATTCAGAAGCTAGTGAGGCTCAAATTAAGGAGACTTTAATTAAAGTGGCTAAAGCATATTATCAAAGCAAACAGCATAAATTAGAAGAAAGTTTCAAACTTAGAATTCAGAACTTGAGGGAAGGTAAAACTTCCACAATGCATTTAGAAGATTCAATAATTCGTGGTCCAGCGACTATGAATAAAATGATTGAATTTTTTAATTATCTCTATGGATTATTAGAAGGAACTTATACTGGAGATAATCCACCAATTTCACAAAAGATTGATGGTGGTCCAGTTATCTTTATGTGGTCGTCATTCCCAGGTCTTCCAGGCCCAGGATGTGCGGGCAAAGGACTCCTTAATAAGACTCCAGTTCATTACACAACTCATGAACAAATAGATGCTGATGACAAACCACAAGGTTATAAAGACAAATTACATTACGTTTTGAAATTAGCACAAGCTGTTAAAATCCCAGCAAATCAAGTTTGGATGGGCGACATGCTCTTCTCAAAAGGTGACGCCAAAACTTATGAGCAAGACGGTGAGAAATTCGTTTATGTTAAGCCTGTAACTATTGCGTATGCAGCTCCATTTGATTCAGATATTGGTAAGAAGTTTTTGAATTGTGAAGTTGGAGCTGTTTTTCATACGAGATTTAGAGATAACTTAACTAACAAGACTAATGATATTTCAATTTCAGAATTGGGAGATATTCCAGATTGGGCATTCGTTAAAGATGCTCAAATAAATAACTTAAGTGGTAAGGTATCATTCAATAAGCAAGAATCCGCTTTCGTAAAACGTGAGATTGATAAACTTAAAAAGCTTGTAAACGAGCTAAACAATAATGAAGCATATCATGAGTTAACTAAAAATCAGAAGTTTATTGACTCATACGTTACAACATTACAGAATAATAAGATTGATAGACAAAGTAAAATTGACCCAAATGAATTCGTAAATGAATTAGTGAGTTGGATTGGCACTAAAATGGATAATAATAGATCCAAATTGGATAGCCTCAAAACAGAAGCAGGCCGAATTAAAAAGGCAGCCTCATTAGATACGACTCAAAAAGAGTTAAATTATCTCGTAACTAACAATAAAGATGTAATTCAAAAAATAGCAACTTGTCTCAAACTTGCAACTGACATTAAAGAGTACATGGTTGAAAAGATAAACGAAGCAGATGAATGGATATCTCAAATAGAAACTAAAGACGGTTTTTCTAAAACTGGTGGGGAAGGTTTTATCGCATCAGATGTTGATGGTGATTTCGTTAAGCTTGTAGACAGAGCAGCATTCACTTATTTTGCTCGCTCACCTGACATCATCAAAGGCGGGGCACATTCAGCTTCTCGTGAAAACACTGAGAAGAAAACTGCGGTAGTAAACTTTGGCAGACTTAATCCTGTTTCAATTGGCCACAGAAAAATGGCAGAAGCAATTAGAGCTAAAGCAGATGAACTTGGTGGTGAAGCATTCATCTATCTTTCTCATTCATATGATGGTGTTGACTCTAAGAAGTTCAAGAAAGGAACAACTAAGAATCCGCTCAAGTATGAAGACAAGATAACTTTCGTACAGGATGCTATTGGTGATATTGTAACAGTTGTAAATAGCAAAGCAGACCAAGCATTTGCTGTTTATGGTGAACTCTATCGAAAAGGATTTACTGACCTCGTTATAATTGCTGGTGAAGATAGAATTGAAGTCTTTGAAAGAGATGCTCAGAACCACAATGGAAAGTATGATGCTGAACCAATGAGATGTTTTGATTTTGATAGCATTAAAGCGGTGAATGCTGGTGTTAGAGATGAAGATAGTGATGATGAAGCTGAGCAGGCAAGTGCATCATTGTTACGTAGAGCTGTTAGTGATAATGATTTTGAAACTTTTGAGAAGTTTGTTGGTGCAAAGTCATATGCTCAAGAAATGTTTGATCTTCTTAAGTATGAGATGGGTTTATCTGAAAAATTAAAAGAAAATGAAGAACTAACAATAGATGAACTCATAAATAGATTAGACAATGAAGATAATAATATTGAAATAGAAATCGATGTGAATCCTGATCCAAATGAAGAAACAAATTTTAATATAATAGAAGAACCTGAAAATAAAAATGAAGTAAATGATTCTACTGAAAATAGAGAAAGTTCTCCAGAGGAAATTAGTAGTGAAATAAATTCAGCAATTGATTCCTATATGAATGAATCAATAAATATTTTTAATAAAATATTTTATAAAAGTTTAAAAGAAGAGACAAAAAGAGGAAAAACTTATACAGTAAAAGGTAAAGAAAATATAAAGAAAGTTTTATTTAATATAAAGAAAAGACACAAAGATTTAACTTTTTATAATGCAAAGCATCTTGGTGGCGGTAAGTGGGAAATAAAAACATCATATGCTAAGAGTAGATCAAACTTAAGTAATCGTGAGATTGAATGGAATGATTTTGATATTGAGGAAGAAGCTATTTCTGAAAAACAAATAAAAGGAAGCTTATTAAATAAAATAGCTTTATATTTAGAAAATAAAATAAATTATAAAGACACACCCGAGAAAGAATATATAAGATTTAGTTTTAAAATTAGCCCAAAAGGTTCAGGACAATTAAAAATCGGATTTAATTTTAAAGGAAGTGGTAATAAAGCTTTAATTGGAAATAGAATAAATAAAGATAAAATAAAAGATCTAATTGATGAAATTAATATCTCACAAGATAACGAAAAAGTTATTTGTACTGGTAATATAACAAATTTTATTGTTTATCAAAAAGGTGATACTCAAATTGATTTTAAATATCATCCATCAGACCAAGCTATAAATGAATCAGGGGCTTCAAAAATAGTAAATGAAACTGATATTCAAGAAGCTTTATTTGCTTATATTTTAAGTAGATATAATGAAGTAAGAAGTGGTAAATTGAATATTGAAAATATTTTAAATTTTAATAATTTTGATAATATTTTAATAGATCATTTTAATTCTGAAGAAGAATTTAATAATTTCTTTGCACCAAAATCAACAACTGGTAAAGAATTTAGTCAATATGGTACTGACGGTAAAAATTGGGTGTTCTTTTTCAATACATTAATTAATGAAATAAAAAGTGATGAATTTTTGAATAAAATAAAAGATTGCTATAATAATAAAATAAAAAATCAAATAGATTTAAATCAATATAAAGTTTATCATCCTAATTTAAAAAACTCTGAAAATCAAAAACATGATTTTTTAATTAGACAATTTGGTGCTACTCAAGGATCATTTTTTAAAGATACTATTAATCCAACAGATGTAATTTTG